CGGGTGCCGAACCGGTCGAGTTTTAGGAGTTCCCGGCTCCTAGCGCTTGATTATTCCCGTTCGCTAAATGGGATACCCGCACAGCAGGCAACTGTTGTGTGGCGGATTTGCCGTTCACACGCTTTATCAGAAAGCGGCTGACGTGACCACATCGTCTTTAAAGATAGTGGGAGATCCTGAGAATCTCATGTAGGCCTCGAGCCCGTTGAATCTATGATGGACCGCGCTCGTCACGTAATGACGCTCTGGGTAGTGGCGGCCGCCGTAACCTATATAATTTACAAACGGTCCACGACGTATCATACTTCCAAAGTCCCTGTAGGCGTGACAGCTGGAGAGACAGCACCGGACCAGCCGGTAACTGGCGTAGTGGCAGTCTGCTGTATAACTCTGCCCTTCATAACTACAAAGCACGTCCTCTCATGAAGTTAAATAATATGGAGGATGATCTCTTGTTCATGTCAGCAGTGGGTATCCATGACTCCGACTTTACGGCTTCACAATCCGACTACCCTAGTAGTAGGGCCGCCAAGTATGCGGAAGCGGTTAAATTGGTGGAGGGGCATGTTACGCCTCCGTCTGCTGGGCAAGGGCCATACGTACGCGTCCCTGGTCGCATGCAAGAAGAGATAGTCCGTGTTGGACCAAGATTTGTAGGTTCTTTCGATCTTTTACGGTTGGAAGACCCTGCAATGCCGAAACCCAGTGCGGATCTTTTACTTTTGGCTCACCCGGAGCCTAATAACGGGGATAATCGTGATGTGCATCCTGACACGCATTCTAACCCTTACACGGTGTTAGAAGGAGTCGACATGGATGGTTGCACCAGGTCATCCTGCCTTAGGAAGAAGGCAGTAACTTTAGTAAAATGGTATCGCCGGCTGGGCTTACCATATGAACGAGATCTTCCCCCGCACATCGAGTGCGGCGGGTTACGGCCTGCCGTACGACAATGTTTCTCCCAGGAAGGGGTGACTCTTTTATGGGAACTAAGCTTTAAGTCCATCCAAAAGGTGGAGCATAATTGCTGTGAGAATTGCGAACCTCGCTTCTTGCAGAAACTTAGGCCGTGGATGCGCGAGAGGTCCCTACCCGTTGAGGTAGACGCAGACCATCTTAAGCGATTCAAGGACGCTTTTGCTGGCAATGTGGACAAGGGTTGGGACAGCTTCAGGTCGCCATTTATCCCGAATGGTAACGCCACCGAATCGTTTAAACGACGAGACGGCGGAAACTGGAATAAGGAGGAGTTTTCGGACACATGCCGAGTAGAGTTAGTATTCTCTTCGGGGAAGCCTCGCATTGTGACAATGTATTCGTCAGCAAATACTTCATTGTTGGCACCTCTCCATTACTCCTTATATTCGAGTCTGAAAAGGAAGGGATGGCTCCTTGTCGGGGAACCTACCGAAAAGGACATAGGTAAGTTAACGGGAACGCGGTTCCTCTCTTTTGATTATTCGTCTGCCACGGATATGATAAAGACTGCATACGTACGTGCAGCCGTTGACGTGCTTATTAGTAAGGCACATCATTTGACGGACGACGAGATACGCGCTCTACGCGTCTTGTCCACTTTGTCGTTTGATGGGGGATTTGGTGAGACGTCACGAGGCCAGCCCATGGGCTCGATTATGTCGTTTCCTCTTTTATGCCTTATGAACAAAACCGTTGTTGACCTTGCACTAACGGGGATGTTAAAAAGGAAGGAGATATCGTTTCGAGAGTGGTCTTCACACCCGTGTCTAATTAACGGGGACGACCTTTTAACGAAGGAAGTCAGACACGGAACGAATCTCCGAGGTGAAATTGCTAAGGAGGGCGGCATGGTGGGCTTTGTCGTCAACGAAGAAAAGACCCTTAGTAGTGAATCCGATGCGGAGATCAACTCTACATTGTTTACGGACGGTGTACGAGCGTGTAAATTGAACGTCTCGTCCCTTTGGATGAAACCAGACGTCAGCGACGTGTTAGGTTTTGCTGCCGAAGCGTCCATCGACGGAAGTACATTTCGTAGAATTGTACGTGCCAATGCACATATCCTCAGCAAACAAGAGGACAAGAGGTTGTGGGCTTTATCGCCTGCTCTTCAAGGAATCTGTAGAAAGGATAAGAAAATCCGTCGAGCGATCTGCTCTAGTCCCGTTCTTAAGAGGCCCGTTCAGGAAGGTGTTATGAGGATGGTTGAGAGACCTGAATTGTATGAACTTTCGCGGGAAGAGGAATATCGTACGGTCGTCGAGGAAGTGGAAAGAGTTAGGGAGATGGGAATACAAAGGGCGGCTGAGCGTCGTCCAAAGTTTAGAACATCGTTTGTACCGAATGCTAGAAGCTTTCAGGCCGCGCGAAAAGTGACGATGACGGACAGTAAGGAGTTAATACTTAAGTGCCTTGCTGACCGCTTTGATCTAAAACTTAAGGAGGATTTAGTATTTCAGGAGGTGGCAGACCTGAAATTATTTGAGGACCCGCCTTTTGACGGTTCAAGAATAAACCACATGGTGGACATAATCCGAGCATGCAGATCTAACCCAGGACCAAAGGAATCTATTAATTTAGGTAATTTTGTGTGTGTTTGATCTCATGTAGACCAGAGCACTTTTAAGGGAGT